GTGGAATCCACCCTCCCGTTCGCCCATTCGAGCACGCTGGCCATCGGCCGCATGCGCATCGAGGCTTCGCCCGCTGAGCCAGCCTGGCCAATCAGCGGCCACCCGCGCGGGTGCGCCCCTCCCGCGTTCCTGACCCTTTATCGTTCCTTTCTGCCCATGACCCTTGCCTTTGCCCCCGACCGCATCGAGACGTGGCCGCTCGAGCGCCTCAGGCCCTATGCCCAGAACGCGAAGCAGCATGGGCCCGATCAGGTGGCGCGGATCGCTGCCAGCATGGCCGCGTTCGGCTGGACCGTGCCGTGCCTGGTTGCCGAGGACGGCGAGTTGATCGCCGGGCACGGGCGGGTGCTCGCCGCGATGGAGCTGGGGCTGACCGAGGCTCCGGTGATCGTGCTGGCGCATCTGACCGAGGCCCAGCGCCGCGCCTACCGCATCGCCGACAACCGGCTGACCGAACTCGGCACCTGGGACGAGGCGCTGCTGGCGGGCGAACTGAGGCACCTGCTGGCCGAGGACTTCGATCTGGGGCTCACCGGCTTTGCCGATGGCGAACTCGACCGGCTGCTGGCGCTCGATCCCGAAGCGGGCGATGAGGATGGCGGCGCTTAGGTTCCGCCGGTGACCATCCCCGAGCCGCCGCGCAACCCGGCCTCGCGCAGGGGCGACCTGTGGATCCTCGGGCACCACCGGTTGCTCTGCGGTGACAGCACCAACCATGAGGACGTCCGCCGCCTGATGAACGGCGAGCGGGCGATCCTGTTCGCCACCGATCCGCCCTATCTGGTCGATTACGACGGCACCAACCATCCCACGCAGAACAAGGACTGGAGCCGGTCCTATGGCGTCACCTGGGACGACAGTGCGCAGGGCGCCGAACTCTACGACGGCTTCATCGCCGCCGCCATTGCCGAGGCGATCGCCGAGGATGCCGCCTGGTATTGCTGGCATGCCTCGCGCCGCCAGGCGATGCTGGAAGCATGCTGGGAGAAGGCCGGCGCCTTCGTTCACCAGCAGATCGTCTGGGTCAAGGACCGCGGGGTGCTCACCCGCTCGCATTACCTGTGGAAGCACGAGCCCTGCTTCATGGGCTGGCGCCGTCCGCACCGCCCGCCCAAGGTGGCCGAGGAGACGCTGCCCTCGACCTGGGAGATGGCCGTGCCCGCCGGTGAGGAGCGGCCCGATCATCCCACGCCCAAGCCGGTGGATGCCTTCGCCATCCCGATGCGCCAGCATGTGGCGCGCGGCGGCCTGTGCTACGAGCCGTTCTGCGGCTCGGGCACGCAGATCATCGCCGGCGAGGAGAACGGCCGGCGCGTTCATGCCATGGAGATCAGCCCGGCCTATGTCGATGTGGCGGTCGAGCGCTGGCAGGCCGCCACGGGCCGCGCCGCCATCCTTGAGGGCGACGGCCGCACCTTCGCGCAGGTGAAGGCCGAGCGGCTGAAGGGCGCGCAGCCGCCTCCCGCGGACGGCACCGAGGCCGAAGCTGGCGAGGCAGTGTCCGAAGCGAGACCCAGGCGCAGGCGGGCGCGGTAGGGCCATGTGGACCGTCCGGGAGATGTGCGAGGCCTGCGGGCTGGGCACGTGGCAGTTGGGCCAGTGGATCACGCGGGGCCATTATCGGCCGTCACAGGCGGTCAGGCCGGGCCAGCGGCGGCTGTTCGACTGGTGCGATCTGGCCTGTCTTGCCGTGATGGCCGAGCTGTGTGCCCTGTCGCTGGAGCCGCATGAGGCAGGGCGTCTGGTCGCCGAGCTGCGCGGCCTGCTGGAGCAGCGCGGTTGTGTGCACCAAGACATGGCGCTGTTCCTCGTCCTGGCACGATGGGATGAGAGCAGCGACTTCGCCGAGACGGTCTGGCTGAGTGATGACGCTGGTCTGCCCGCCATCGTGTGCCGCCGTCCGAAGACCTGCCTGATCGTCGACGTGGCCGGTGCATATCGGGCCGCGCTGGCGCGGATCGGGCAGAGAGAGCGGCCATGAAGCAGTCCCGCGTGATGTCGCTGATGGAGTCGCTGGCCAATGTGGTGGTGGGTTATGGCGTGGCGGTGGTGACGCAGCTTGTGGTCTTCCCGCTGTTCGGCCTGCACACGACGCTTGCTGCCAACCTGATGATGGGCGCGGTGTTCACGCTGGTGAGCGTGGTGCGCTCCTATGGGCTGCGGCGGCTGTTCGAGCATCTGCGCGCGCGCCAGGCGCTGACGGGAGGTGACCAGGTCGGACCATGACGAAGGGCATGAGCGAGCGGCAATATGCGGCCCATGCCGGTATCTCGCGCGGCGCGGTGCAGAAGGCGCGCGCGGCCGGGCGGCTGGTGCTGCATGCCGACGGCTCGATCGATGCCGCCGCGTCTGATGCCAGGCGCAGCCAGTTCACCGATCCTGCCAAATCGCGGCGCGCGGCCAGTTCCTCGAGAGGGACCGAGGGCGCCAGGCCAGTGCCCGAGGCGGCCGTGGCGGCGGTGGGCGAGACCCTGCGCGAACAGGGGCTGGCCAGCACCAGCGGCTCGGGGGGCACGACCTTCCTGCAGGCCCGGACCGCGAACGAGGTGCTGAAAGCACAGGAGCGCCGCCTGCGGTTGCAGAAGCTCAAGGGCGAGCTGGTCGAGCGCGACCGGGCCGCGGCGCTGGTGTTCCGCATGGCGCGCGAAGAGCGCGAGGCGTGGATCACCTGGCCGGCGCGGGTGGCGGCGCTGATGGCGTCGGAGCTTTCGGCCTCATGCAGCGAGGCGGCAGGCCGCGAAGTGATCGTGGAGGTGGCGGCGATGCAGAAGATCCTGGAGGACCATGTCCGCAGCCACCTCGAGGAGCTCGCCGCACCGCGCGCGCCCGACTTCACCTGAGGCTTCGGGCGGGAACGAGGACTTTCCCGGCGCCGGGGCGCTTCGGCGTGCCTGGGCGCGGGGACTGGCGCCCGATGCGCGGCTGAGTGTCTCGCAATGGGCCGACCGCCACCGGGTGCTCTCGGGCCGCGCCTCAGCCGAACCGGGCCGCTACCGCACGGCGCGCACGCCCTACATGCGCGAGATCATGGACCGGCTGAGCCCGCACGATCCGGCGCAGCGGGTGGTGTTCATGAAGGCCGCACAGGTGGGCGCGACCGAGGCCGGCAACAACTGGATCGGCTATGTCATCCACCAGGCGCCGGGGCCGATGCTGGCGGTCCAGCCCACGGTGGAACTGGCCAAGCGCAACTCGCGGCAGCGGATCGAGCCGCTGATCGCCGAGAGTCCGCCCTTGCGGGAGCGGGTCAGACCCGCCCGATCCCGCGATGCCGGCAACACCATGCTGTCGAAGGAGTTCGCCGGCGGCATCCTGATCATGACCGGGGCCAACTCGGCCGTCGGCCTGCGCTCGACCCCGGCGCGCTATATCTTCCTCGACGAGGTCGATGCCTATCCCGCCTCGGCCGACGAGGAGGGCGACCCGGTGAGCCTCGCCGAGGCGCGCTCGCTGACCTTCGCGCACCGGCGCAAGGTGCTGCTGGTCTCGACGCCGACGATCCGCGGTGTGAGCCGCATCGAGCGCGAGTTCGAGAGCAGCGACCAGCGGCGCTACTTCGTGCCGTGCCCTCATTGCGGGGCGATGCAATGGCTCAAGTTTGAGCGGCTGCGCTGGAGCAAGGGCAAGCCGGAGACGGCAGAGTATCATTGCGAGGCCTGCGAGGCGCCGATCGGTGAGCACCACAAGACGGCGATGCTGGAAGCAGGCGAGTGGCGGGCGACGGCGGAAGCTGCCGATCCGGCCACGGTCGGCTATCACATCTCGGCGCTCTATTCGCCGGTGGGCTGGATGAGCTGGGCGCGCATCGCCCGGGCGCACGAGGCGGCCCAAGGCTCGGACGAGGCCATGCGCGCCTTCGTCAACACGGTGCTGGGCGAGAGCTGGGTCGAGACCGGCGACGCGCCCGACTGGCAGCGGCTCTACGATCGGCGCGAGCCGTGGACGCCGGGCACGGTGCCGGCGGGCGGGCTGTTCATCACCGCCGGGGCCGACGTGCAGAAGGACCGCATCGAGGTCGATGTCTGGGCCTGGGGGCGCGGGCTGGAAAGCTGGCTCGTCGATCACCTGGTGATCGAGGGCGGGCCGGACCGGCAGGATGCCTGGGCGCAGCTCTCTGCCCTGCTCGACCGCAGCTGGCGACACGCAGGTGGTGCACACTTGCGGATCGCGCGCCTCGCCATCGACACCGGCTACGAGACCCAGGCGGTCCATGCCTGGGCGCGCAGCGTAGGCTTTGCCCAGGTTGCACCGATCAAGGGCGTGGAGGGGTTCAACCGGTCAAGCCCGGTCTCGGGTCCGACCTATGTGGACGTGACCGAGAGCGGCAGAAGGCTGCGCCGCGGCGCGCGGCTGTGGACCGTGGCGGTCTCGACCTTCAAGACCGAGACCTACCGCTTCCTGCGCCTTGCGAGGCCGACGGATGAAGAGATTGCCGCGGGTGCAGCGTTCCCGCCCGGCACGATACATCTGCCGCAATGGATCGAGAGCGAGTGGCTGCGCCAGCTCACCGCCGAACAGCTGGTAACGGTGCGCAACCGCAGAGGATTTGCGCGGCTTGAGTGGCAGAAAATGCGCGAGCGCAACGAGGCGCTCGACTGCCGGGTCTATGCCAGAGCGGCGGCCTGGATCGCGGGCGCTGATCGCTGGGGCGAGGACAAGTGGCGCGATCTCGAGGCGCAGCTTCAGGTGGCGCCCGGCGCAAGCGATCCTGCCGGGCAGATCCATCGGCCGGGACGGGCGCCTGAAGGCAAGCGCCGCTCCGACTGGCTCGGGCGAAGAGAAGGGTGGTTGTGAGATGAGCGCGTGGAGCGAGACGGAACTGGCGGCCCTGCGCCGCGCCTACGCCAGCGGCACGACCCGCGTGAGCTATGACGGCAGAACCGTCGAATACGGCTCGGCCGCCGATCTGCTGGCGCGGATCCGCACGCTCGAGCAGGCGCTCGCCAGCGCCTCGCGGCCGTTGCCGCTTGCCGGCCTTGCCGGGTTCTCGCGCGGGGATCGCTGATGGCGCTGGGCTGGTTCGACCGGGCGCTGGGCTGGATCGCGCCGCGCATGGCCGCGCGCCGGGTGCTGGCGCGCGAGGCCTTCGCGAGCCTTGCGCGCGGCTATGACGGGGCGGCGCGCGGGCGGCGCACCGAGGGCTGGCGCGCGACCGGCAGTTCGGCCGATGCCGAGATCGGCGCGGCCGGGCCGCTCCTGCGCGACCGCATGCGCGATCTGGTGCGCAACAATCCCCATGCCGCCAAGGCGGTGGCGGTGCTGGTCAACAATATCGTAGGCGCGGGCATCATGCCGCGCTCTGCGAGCGGCGATGCGGCCCTCGACCGCCGGGTCGATGCCCTGTTCGAGCGCTGGTCGGCCGAGTGCGACGCCGATGGCCAGCTCGACTTCTACGGCCTGCAGACGCTGGTCTGCCGCGAGATGGTCGAGGCCGGCGAGGTGCTGGTGCGGCGCCGTCCGCGCCGCGCCGGGGATGGTCTGGCCGTGCCGCTGCAGCTGCAGATGATCGAGGCCGACCTGCTCGATGGCTCCCGCCATGGCGCTTCCGGCGCGGGGCGGATCGTCCAGGGGGTCGAGTTCGATGCGCTGGGGCGCCGCCGGGCCTACTGGCTCCATGCCGAGCATCCCGGCGACGGCGGGCCTCTGGCCACGCTGCGGCAGGGCAGCCGTCCGGTGCCGGCCGAAGACATCGCCCATGTCTACGAGAAGCAGCGCACGCAGGTGCGCGGCGTGCCCTGGGGCGCGCCGGTGATCCGGGTCCTGCGCGATCTCGACGACTACGAGGTCGCCGAGATCGTGAGGAAGAAGACCGAGGCCTGCGTCACCGCGATCGTCGTCGGCGACGACGAGACGCAGCAGGGCATTGCCCCGGCGGTGGTCGATGCCGACGGCAACCGGGTCGAGCAGTTCGAGCCGGGGCTGATCGCCTATGCCCGCGGCGGCAAGGACATCCGCTTCAACCAGCCTGCCGCGACCGGCGGCTATGCCGAGTACCGCCGCGCGAGCCTGCACACCATCGCGGCCGGGTTCCGGGTGCCCTACGAGCTGCTGACCGGGGATCTCTCCCAGGTCAACTACTCCTCGATCCGCGCCGGCCTCGTCGAGTTCCGCCGGATGATCGATGCGGTGCAGTGGCAGCTGTTCATCCCGATGTTCTGCCTGCCCGTCTGGCGCTGGTTCACGCAAGGCGCCTGGGCGGCAGGGGCAATCCCTGTGCCCGAGGTTCCGGTCGAGTGGTCGCCGCCGCGCTTCGAGGCGGTCGATCCCTACAAGGATGCCATGGCCAACCTCATCGCCATCCGCTCGGGCACGATGACGCTGGCCGAGGCGATCGCGCGTGCCGGGCGCAATCCCGAGGCGGTGCTGGCCGAGATCGCCGCCACCAATGCCCGGCTCGATGCGCTCGGCCTCGTGCTCGACAGCGATCCGAGGCGGGTGAGCCGCACTGGCGGGGTGCAGGGCAGCGATCCGCTCGCCACCGACAGCGAACAGGAGTGACAGGCAATGGAGACGACGATCGAGCTTCCGGCGCTGCGCCGGGCGGGCGAGCTTGCGCCCCATACCATCGACCCTGCCGCCCGCACCGTCGAGGTGGTCTGGTCGACCGGTGCACGGGTGCTGCGCCAGCGCTGGTTCGATGCGCCCTATGACGAGGAGCTGAGCCTCGATCCCGCCCATGTCCGGCTCGAGCGGCTGAATGCGGGCGCGCCGTTCCTCAAGGTGCACGAGACCGACAGCCTCGATGCGATCATCGGCTCGGTGGTGCCCGGCTCGGCGCGGATCGAGCAGGGGCGCGGGCTTGCGCTGATCCGCTTCTCCGAGCGCGCGGAGGTGGAGCCGATCTGGCGCGACATCGAGGCCGGGCACATCCGCGCGGTCTCGATCGGCTACCAGGTCCACCGTTACCAGGTGAGCCGGCCGGAGAACGGGCGCGAGCTGTGGCGCGCGATCGACTGGACCCCCTTCGAGATCTCGGCCGTGCCGGTGGGCGCCGACCCGCAGGCCGGCTTCCGCAGCAGCCCGGTCCCCCATTCCCCCTGCGTCCTCGTCCGGCGGGACGCACGCCCAAGCCCCGAAGGAGAGCTGACCATGCACGACCCCGTCCCCGATCCGTCCGCCGCCGATGCGGCCGCCAGCGCCCCGTGCGAGGAAACCCGCGCGGCTGCCAGCGCCGTCGCTTCCGATGGCGCCCCCGCTGTTGCCCCCATTCCCACGCCGCTGCGCGAGGCCGATGCCGGCTTGCCGTCCGATGCCGAGGCGATCGCGCGCCGGGCCCGCGAGGAGGAACGCGCGCGGGTCGCCGCGATCCACGATCTGGCAAGCCGCCTCAGGCTCGAGCGCGGCTTCGCCGAGGATCTGGTCCGGCGCGGCACCCCGCTCGAGGAAGCGCGGCAGCTGATCCTCGACGAGCTTGCTGCCAAGGCCGAGGAGACCCGCAGCTTCCCCCATGTCGCGATCCCGCTCGGCGGGCGCGACGAGCGGGTCACCCGCCGCGAGGCGGTGACCAATGCCCTGCTCCACCGCTACAGCCCGGGCCTGTTCCCGCTCGAGGATGCCGCGCGGTCCTATCGCGGCATGACGCTCATGGAACTCGCGCGCGAGAGCCTCGAGCTGGCCGGCACCAGCACGCGCGGGCTCTCGCGCGACGAGGTGGCGACCCGCGCGCTGCATGCGACCTCGGACTTCCCCGAGATCCTCGCGGCCGTCACCAACCGCACCCTGCGCCAGGCCTATGAGGCTGCCCCGCGCACCTTCACCGCCTTCTGCCGCCAGGTGCTGGCCACTGACTTCAAGGCCATGCACCGGGTGCAACTGGGCGAGGCGCCGCAGCTTCTGGAAGTGGCCGAGAGCGGCGAGTTCAAGCGCGGCACGCTCGGGGAGAGCAAGGAGAGCTATCGCGTGAAGACCTATGGCCGGGTGGTGGCGATCACCCGTCAGGTGCTGATCAACGACGATCTCGACGCCTTCACCCGGATCCCGGCGATGTATGGCAATGCCATCGCCCAGCTCGAAAGCGATGTCGTCTGGTCGATCATCACCTCCAACCCCGCCATGGCCGACGGGCAGGCGCTGTTCCATGCGAGCCACAGGAACCTTGCCGCCACCGGCACGGCGCTCGATGTCACGAGCCTCGGGGCGGCGCGCGCGGCCATGGCGAGGCAGACCGGGCTCGACAAGAAGACCGTGCTCAACATCCGCCCGGCCTTCCTGATCGTGCCCGCCGCGCTGGAACTCAAGGCCGAGCAGCTGCTGGCGCAGAACCTCGTGCCGGCCTCCAGCGGCAATGTCGTGCCGGCCTCGATCCGCACGCTGGTGCCGATCGCCGAGCCGCGGCTCGATGCCGCGAGCGAGACCGCCTGGTATCTCGCCGCCTCGCCCGCCCAGATCGACACCATCGAATATGCCTATCTCGAGGGCCAGCAGGGGGCCTACATCGAGACCCGCAACGGGTTCGATGTCGACGGGGTCGAGATCAAGTGCCGGCTCGACTTCGGCGCCAAGGCGATCGACTGGCGCGGCCTCTACAGGAACCCCGGCGCCTGATCCGGTCCCGTCTTTGACACCTGAACCCCTACGAGATGGGCGGTCCTGACGGGCCGCCCTTCGTCTTTCCAGGAGGATCTTCCCCATGAAAAACTACGTCCAGCCCGGCAAGACCATCACCCTTGCCGCACCCCATGCCCTTGCCCCCGGCGACGGCCTGCTGGTGGGCGCGATCTTCGGCGTCGCCAGCGGTGCTGCGCAATCCGGTGACAATGTCGAGGCCGCGCTCGTCGGCGTCTTCGATCTGGCCAAGGCGCCGAGCCAGGCCTGGAGCGTGGGCGCCAGGGTCTATTGGGACAACACCAACCGGCGCTGCACCACCACGGCTTCGGGCAACACGCTCATCGGCGTTGCCACCGAGGCGGTTGCCGGCGGGGCCGAGGATGTCGTCGGCCGGGTGCGGCTCAACGGCAGCTTCTGATGAGCGCCTTTGCCGCCGCGCTCGATGTGCTGTTCGCTGACCCCAACCTTGCCCGCGATGGTCTCTGGCGTGCTGGCGGCAGCGGCCCGCCGGTTCCGGTGCGCGTGGTGCTGCGCCGGCCGGACCGGGTGGCCGACTGGGGCGAGACCCGCCTTCACGCCGCAACCGCGCTCGCCGATCTGCGCATGGCCGAGGTGCCAGTGCTGGAACCAGGCGATGTCATCGCGGTCGCAGGCCAGGACTGGATCGTCCAGGGCGAGCCGCTGGGCGATGCCGAGCGCCTCGTCTGGACGGCGGAGCTGGCCCCCTCATGAGGCTCGCGCTCACCACCATCGGCGATCTCAGGCAGATCATGGCCGAAGAGGTGGCTGCGGCCGAGCAGGCGGTGAGCGGGGCTGTCACCGAGGCGACCGCCGGGCTCAAGGGCGAGCTGCGCGCGCAGGTGACCGGCGCGGGGCTGGGAGCGCGCCTTTCCCGCACCTGGCGCTCGCAGGTCTGGCCGAGCGGCGAGGCGAGCCTCGGGGCGGCGGGACTGGTCTGGTCGAAGGCGCCGGCGATCATCCGCGGCCATGCCGAGGGCGCACTGATTCGCGCGCGTGGCGGCACCTTCCTTGCCATCCCGACCGAGGCGGCGCTCTCCATGCGCGCCGGTGACCGGCGGCTCACGCCGCAGCTGTGGGAGCAGCGCATGGGCACGCCTTTACGCCTCGTGCCGGGACGAGCGGGCCGGCCAGCCCTGCTGGTCGCCGAGAACCTGCGCGCGCGCAGCGGCCGGCGCGGCGGCTATGCCCGGGCGAGCGCCACGGCGCTCAGGACCGGGCGCGGCCTCGTGAGCGTGGTGCTCTTCGTGCTGGTGCCGCAGGTGCGGCTTCGCAAGCGCCTCGATGTCGAAGGCGCGGCCGAGCGCTGGATCGGCCGGCTCGAGGACCGGGTGGTGGGACGCTGGAGGTGAGGATCGGTGATGTCGACGCGTGAGGCCATTCTGGCAGCGCTCGCCGCGCAGCTCGGCGCTGCACTCGCGGCGCCGGTGCGGCGCAATGCGGCCCTGCCCGAGAAGGTGCCGGCTGACGGGCTCGTCATCCTGCGCGACGGCGAGCCGGGCGAGCCCGAGGTGACGCTGAACCCGCGCCGCGAATGGTATCGCCACCGCATCGAGCTCGAGCTGTTCGTGCCGCAGGGGAATGCTGGCGGCGGTGAGGCGGCGCTCGATGGGCTGCTCGGCGCGATCGGTGCGGCACTCCGCGCCGACGAGACGCTCGGCGGCCTTGCCGAGACCCTCACTCCGGCCGCGCCGGAGATCGGGGTGCTGGCCATCGAGGGCGCAGTCCCGCTGCTCACCGCGCGGCTCGTGCTGACCGCCGAGTATCTGGTCAGCGATCCGCTCGCGGGGTGAGATGCGATGGGATCAGGATGGGCCGGCAATGGGCCCGAACGGGAGCCGCCGCCCGGACGGAGGCGGCGGATCATCAAGCTGCGACTGCGGAGTCGTCACGCCTGCTTCAGGCGGGCGATCCCGAGCAGTGTGTCCTTCAGCGTCTCGCTCACCGCGCGGCTGGCGCTGGCGGATGGGCCGACGCGCAAGGCCCCGGCGCGCCCGACGTAGTAGTGCCAGCCCTGCGGCGCCTTGGGATGGCTGCAGGTAAGCACAGTGTAGCGCTGCGTGGCGGCATCGGGGACGAGGCGCTCGCCCGAGGCGAGGAGAGCGGCGACCAGACGGTCGTGGAGCGTGGCCTTGGCCATGGCTCAGCCTTCCGCTTGCAAGCGATAGACCCGCCCGCGGGTCTCGTCCCGGTGCGAGGCCACGCCAAGGCCCAAGCGGCGCTTGAGCCCATGCGAGAGCGCGGCGCGCACCGTGTGCCTCTGCCATCCGAGTGCTGCTGCGATCTCGGCCACGCTGGCGCCCTCGGGTGCCTGCAGCATGGCGATGAGCGCGGCCTGCTTGGTGCCGTCGCGCTGGCGGCGCGGCGGCGGGGCAGGCGTGGCGACAGCCTCCTGCGAAGCGGGTGGTTCGGGCTCAGGATCGCAGATGTGGCAGCGCGTGGTGTGTGCAAGCTCGGTGCCAGCCAGATGGAGCCTGCGGCCTGCGCCGTTGCAGTGCGGGCATTGGGACTCCTCGTGCGCAGCGCCAGATCCTTGCGGGGCTGCAGCCTTGGCTCCCCCGGCGCTGCCGACGGCGGCAAGGCCTGCGGGCGTGATGTGAAGCAGGGTGGCGCGGCCGTCCTCGTCATTGCGCCAGAAAGTGTTGTGCTTGGCGCTGGCCTTGGTCCAGCTGCGGGTCACGGTCTCGGCGATGAGCCCGCGCCGCAGCAGGGCGGCAACGACCCGCCGGGCATTGGGTCCGCGCAGCGATCCGGGAAGCGGCAGGACATTGCCATCCGCGCGCTGGGCGGCGGCGCTCAGGACCATACGCTGGGTGTCGGAAACCGGCATGGGACTGCTCTGTGTCATGGTCATGCCTCGATCCCAAGGAAGCGGGCGATCTCGCGCAGCTGGTCGCGGACATGGGCAAGGCTGCCGACATGGCCCCAGTGCACGCTGTCGGGTTCGGCGTGGAAATGATCCTCGCTCAGCGCCTGCAGACGTTCGAGCAGCCTGTCGATTTCGAGCTTGTTGGCCATGAAGGCTTCGAGCGCTGCCTTGCTGTTGCGGCGGGCCTTCTCGGCGCGGGCCTCGTGGCGGGCGGTGGTGGTCAGGGTCATCTGCTTCCTCCGTTGGCGATGCATCCGGTAGAAGCGTGTTCGCTCTGTCCGCCCTGCTTATCAAGCGATTAAGCACATGATCTGAAACAATAATCCTGCCCCGCGCGGGTGGCTCGCGCGGGCCTTCCCGTCCCCCATCCCCATCGGAGATGACCCATGCCCAAACTGCGTGCCTATGGCGCGGATGCGACGCTCAAGATCGCCCGCGAGACGAGCTATGGCGTGATGCCGTCGAGCGGCTGGCGCAGCCTCGACTTCCGCTCGACCGACCTTGCCGCCACGCAACCGCTCGCCGCCGATCCGCTGCTCGGGCGCGGGCGCAATGCGCAGGATCCCTATCGCGGCCTCGTCACCGACGAGGGCCAGATCGACGTGCCGCTCGACCTGCGCGGCACAGGCTACTGGCTCACCGCCCTGTTCGGCCTGCCGACGACGAGCAGCGTGGCGGCAAGCGGATCGATCACCTTCGCCGCCAATCCCGCCGCCGGGCAGACGATCACGCTGAACGGCGTGGTCTGGACCTTCGTCACCGGCACGCCGGGGGCGCTGCAGACCCAGATCCAGGCGACCGTGACCCAGACCATCGACCAGCTGGTCACCAATCTCAACGCCTCGGCCAATCCCGAGATCAGCAAGTGCACCTACAGCCGTCCGGCCAGCACCCAGCGGCTCGAGATCGTCTTCGATACGGCCGGGCCTTCTGGCAATGCCTTCACCATCGCCGCCTCGCATGCTTCGCCCTCGGGTCCGCGGCTCACCGGTGGCGGGCATGAGCACCTCTGGCAGAGCGGGGCCGACGAGATCCCGAGCCACACGATCGAGATCGGCCATCCCAAGCTCACCACCCCGGTGTTCTTCCGCCATCTCGGCACCATGGCCGAAAGCATCGAGTTCGAGCTCGGCCAGGACGGCCCGGCCAATGCCCGCCTGCAGCTGGTGGCGCAGGGCGAGGAGCGCGTTGACCCGGCCACGGGTGCGCGCGATGTCCGCCTCAGCCTGGCCGATGCGGCGGTAGACGCGCCCTCCGGCCTCACCGTGACGGTCAATCTGGTGATCGAGCAGCGCGAGAGCGCCATCAGCGTGCCGCGCAGCGCCATCATCCAGTCCGGCGGCGAGGCGCGCGTGCGCGTCGTCCCCGCCGATGGCATTGTGATCGAACGCGCGATCAGCTTCGTCGACTGGCCCGCCGAAAGCGTGATCGTCACCAGCGGCCTGCAGGCGGGCGAGCACATCCTGGCCGATCCCGATACCGCCCAGCCGGGCGAACAGGTCAAGGTGCGGACAGCGCCCCAGGGATGA